TCGTGTGGACATCAGTTCCGTCCTTGGAAGACCCTTCCACAACCGTCTTGACATAATCGTCATCCTTCATGTAGTGTGCCAACATCCGAAGCTCTAGCCCTGATGCGTCACAGCCAACCAAGACATTACCAGTCTCCACTGTCCAGCACTGACGGCACTCAGGCCCATAGACAGACCCTGCATTGGGAATCTGTGCCATGTTCGGGCTTTGATGCGTCATCCGGCCTGTCACAGCGCCGTTAGTGATAACCCTACCGTGTACCCTACCATCAGAGCCTACAGCCTCCATCCAAGACTCAATCTGAGCCACACGCTTCTGCAGCATCAGGTACTCAGCAATCAGTTTAGCCTCTGGAAGTTCGATCTTCGACAGGATAGATTCGTCAACCATCGGCTGTCCTGTCTCGGTGAACTTCTCTGGCTTCCACCCAAGCTCAATCAGCTTTTCTCCGATCTGCTTGCGTGATCCTGGGTTGAAAGTAACCAACAACGGCTTGAGTTGCTTTCCTGTCTTTTCGCTGACTCGTGGGACTTCGTAGGATGGCCACCGCTGTTGCATTGACTCATATACTTCTGCCATTCTTCCCTTGATGTCAACAAGTAGCAGGGTTGCGTACTCTTGATCCAACTTGAAACCATTTCGTTCCTGCTCCGCAATGATGGCTGCAACCTTGTGCTCTAGGTCCACAGACTCCTGACTGAACTCCTTGCGGGTGACTTCCTCTGTCAGCCTACGGTACAGCAACTCAGTAACTTCTACGTCTGCCGTACAGTATTCCACCAGAAGGTCAGGGAAAGGATTGTCAAAGCATTCACCCTTGTAGGCTTGCTTACGTCCAGCAAGTTCTTCCCAGCGTGTAGCGTAGTCAATCTTTTCCTTCCCGAGTGTCTTCCCCCATGCCTCCAGGCTGTGTCCTTGCTCTCGACTCGGATCGAGCAGCCTTGACACTATTAGTGTATCGTAGCATTGGCTCAAACGAATCTTCGTCTGCCATGTACGATTTAGGATCGGAGCATCGAACGCTAGAATGTTTTGGCCTATGATTAGTGTAGCGTCCTTTAAATACTCCCCGAGGGTCGCGGCTTCCTTCCATACCTTAATCTCTTTGCTGTCAATGTCTTTAGTGATTGCCAAGTGTATCGTACGGTGATCCGTCGATGTTTCGATGTCCAGCACAAGCCTTTTCATATTTGGCTTTCAGTTCCTCATACTCGTGGATCAAACTTTGATGCAGCCGCAACAATTCGTCGTACTTGCTTTCCAATTCTACCATGCGTCCTACCAGTGAGTCAATATCCATCATCATCAAGTACCCCTTGATCGTACAGCATCTCCGTAAGCCTGTCCAAGTCACCGTCAGTCAGTTCAAGGTTCTGTCCGTTATACTGAACAGAAGTGATGACAATGTATGGAGGCTCTCCGATATGATCCCGTGTTGCAGGATAGCCTCTGCACACGTCAAACTCAACTTCCAAGTCTAGTCCCAAGTCAATCTGAATCATAGTGTGTCCTCAACCTCAATCATGCGTCCAGTGTACGTGTCGAACAACAGATGACACGCAGGGCCAGTGTAACCGTTGTAACGATTCTTTGCAACAGAAACTTTAGTCGTGTGTCGTTCACTGTGATCCTCTGCCATGCTGTTACGCTCAAGCGTAATCACAGCGTCAGACAACTGAGCAATAGCACCCGAACCACGCAACTGAGACAACGATACTGCCTGTCCATCTTCGTGCCCTGCGTTACCTGTAGGACGGCGAAGGTGAGACACACAGAACAGCGTAATCCCAAGTTCCTGTACCAGTGTACGCAGTTTAGTCATCAGGTTGTCGATAGCCTTACGCTCATCGTTCAAGTCCTGACCTGACACCACGATACTGATGTGATCCAGAAACACAACTTTACAATCCAATGCCTTAGCCATGTACCGGATACGGTTCAGAACATTGTCAACCTCCAACGATCCGAAGTGGTCGAACAGGAACACCCTGCCCGTCCCCAGAGTCGCATCGAAAGCATCCTTCAGTTCTTCGCCTGTCACTGGAGTGTCTGGCAAGTGCAGCATCTTGTTAGCGTGTACTGACATAATGCTTCGTGCTGTCTTGCGTACAGACTCTTCCAGGAACATTGCTCCAATCTTCCAATCCGTAGACTTCAACAGACCGTACAGAATCTCGCGCAGGAATTGACTCTTGCCCAAGCCTGACCCGGCTGTGACAGTAATCAACTCAGCATCACGGATGCCATACAGCAGTTTGTTCAGTCCTTTCCACGGGTAATGCGCCTTAGCAGGCTGCTCGGGAGTGCTAACAGAGTCCCACAGATCAGCCGAGTTAACGATACCGTCCGGTACATAGACTTCTGCCTTCCACCACTCGGAAACAAATTCCTTAGTCGCGCCCGCCATGAGGTAGTCACACGCATCCTTGAACCCCGACAAATGTTTGACAATCTTAGCCTTTGGTCCGAACAACTCAGCCACTTGGTTAGCGGCCTTGCGTCCCGGCTCATCAGCATCGAAACAAATTACAATGTTCTCAAAACTGTTCAACCACTCAAACTGTGCCTTGCAGTCCTTCAGGGCTGCGTTAGCACCGTTACGGATAGACACAACAGGCCACTGACTCCCGGTAAGTTGGTAAGTAGCAAGGGCATCAAGCTCACCTTCGACCACAGTGATGTACTTACCACCTTGGTGAAACAGGTTTTGTCCAAACAGTTTAGCACTTCGGAAGTCTCCTTGAATTGCAAACTCTTTATTCTCAACATCCCGCACCTTGTACGCTACCAAATCCCCATCATTGTCATAATAGGGGTAGTAGTGGTTCGTATCATCTTGCGTGACGTTGAACTTCTCACAGGTCTGCCGTGTAATGGCACGGTCAGGGATGCTTTTAAGCGTGCCCTTAGCCGTCACAGGCTTCTTAGTCTTCTTTACCGTACTCTCTTGCGTGTCTTCCACGTTAATCCTCGTTGTGTTACAGGCAAAGCAATGCGTGTGCCCATCGTCGTACAGCGCACAAGCATCTGAACTACCACAGGACTCACAAGCAATATGCTTAACGAACTTTGATTCGGTCAACTTTCACTCCTCGCCTTGAGCATGGCGTCTGCCAGTGAATAAGACTCAGTAGCAAACTCATAGCGAGTTGCTTTAACATTCGAGTCGGACAAAAGACCCTGAAGTGCTTTGGCTGCAAAGTAATCACGGAGGGTCATACCTTCTTCGCTGTAACGGCAGTCTTTGCTTGGGTGCAAGCCGGGAAACGCAGGCCCGCCATCTTTACTTTTTTCCATCTCTTTTCTCCATAGGAACCGCTAACAACCAATTGGAACCCAACATTTTAACAGACTTTGCCCATTTCCTCATGTTTGCCCTGTTCAATTCCCTGCTAACTTCAGGGTTATTCCACAGGCTGCGTGCCTTTGTCAGCATTTTAGTGTTCAAGATGCCATCCTATACAGTCCAATGTTAGCGAATGCGTACCCGATGTAGCAGACGAACATAGGCGTATTGCCTTTGTATAACTGCTCCAGGGCTACTCCGAGGTAGATTAAGCCAGTTACAGCGATCAGCCATGCACTCACTGTAGCACCTCCGCATCCTTGCAAGCAATCCAGTTCTTAGCCTGATACAGATCACGCTCACGAACCCAGAAAACAGCTTCGTCAGGGTCAAACCAGACAACATCGAACTGTTCGCCTACGTGTTGACTGTACCATAACAGGCTGTCGTGGCATTCCTTAATCTGAATCTTGATTACTTTTCGATCAAACATGATAAGACCACCACAAGAATAGTAGACAATAAGACAATCACCGTTCTTCGTCCCACTCAGACATCACACGGTTTATGTCCTTCATTACAGACTCAAACCCATACAGACGCATCAAATCGACAATGGCATGGACAGTCCCAAAGTAATAACATTCTTCCTGGAATGCTTGATTGTCACCTAAAGACCTCAGATATTCCCCTTCTAGGGTGCTCAGATCGTCGTCAAAGTGCATAGATTTCCCCTTAAAAGTTAACACATAAGTTAAATGTTAATAGTAAACTGTTAATAGTTTACTTATAACATTAGTCTTTTATGTTCTCTTCCCTATACAGATCATTATAGACTACATCCTGATCCATGTCAAGGGGTTCTTCAATGTCCACACAGTTCGCAAGGTCTTCCCGTGTGGTCACAGGTACGTCAGCCATCGTAGACACCTCAGCAAAGCAAGCATTGCACAGGTCAAGGTAAGCCCCTGTGAGGGCATGCTTACGGGTTGATTCGTAATCGTTCAAGTTTTTATTGCAGCACTGACAGCGCATGTTAATCCTTTCAAGTGTTGTTTCTTTACAACAGTGCCTCTGACCATTCAGGGTTTACCCTAGGTTGTCTTGGATACTTCACGGGTTCCAGCGGTTGACCTTTGAAGGTCGGAAAAGGCCAGTGTTTCAGCAATGAACAACGCTTCAGGGGTTTATTTGTCTGACCATTCTTCATTATCAATTCTAGATTCTTCGATATATCTTGGGTGGGTTTCATCACGTAGCATCCTCAATTGAATGTTTCGTATTTTATCA